CGATTGCGGCTAAGAACGTGTCAACGTTTATAACATTGGGCAAGGTTTTGTCCTCCTTTGCTATTGCTCACTTATGCAAAACGTGCTATAGTGATTAAAAATACCGATTCACGTTTTGTGTATCCCAATCCTAATACACGATTCGTGAAGAGTCAAGGAGAAATTTGCATGAGTTATGAAGAGATTGTTGTCCGAAATATCCGACTTCTTATCGAACAAAACAACGTAGAGCAAAAGGAGCTTTCCGCCGCACTCGGTATTACACCGCAGAGCCTTAGCAACTACCTTTCAGGAACTCGTAAGTTTCCAATCGGATTAATCCCAGTGGTCGCGGATTACTTTAAAGTTACTATTGACTACTTGTACGGGCGGGAAGCATAAGCGGTAATTAAAAACCGCTCACACTCGCAAACTGTGCCGCCTGCCCTTGCGCATCTAACTCGCGTACCACGCCGTAATTCGGTAGGTATACGATTTCGACACGCGTGTCCTCGCCGCCATTACGGCCCTTCTTGATCCACACAGCCCCGCGCCCTTCCTTATTCAACGTATCCACGCCGAGTAAATTCGTAGCGTCTTCGAGTATGGCTTTCGTCTTCTTCACTTCCGCACGTTTAGGCGCGACCAATTCCCGCTCGCCATCCGCGTTCTCTTCGTCCTTAACCTCGTCCGCTTGCGTTACGACATGGACTACGGTTTTCAGTCGTCCGGCCATTCGCCGCAGCTTCTTCGATGTTTCCGCAACATCACCGCCTGTAGTACGCGACGTGTTCGCTTCGAAATCCATGAGATAAATCGGATCAACTACGATTACATCCGCATCCACTTCGGTAATGTCCGATTCCAGGTTCGCTATGCCGCGGCTTATGAAACCTTCGCTATCTGTTGCGCGGAGAAGGATTTTACCCGGAATAATTTCGTTCAATGCCGCGATAAACTGTTCAAGCCCGCGTTCGTATGCGTCATCCAGGCGTCCCATAAGCATCGCCTTATTATCGAAGCCTACCGTGTAGTCCACGCCGTCAATGCGTTCAACCGTTCCGCTGACTCTTGCGGATATAGACGAGTATGCACGCGCCATCCATTCGAACGTGCTCATTTCGAGTATCCACAGTAGGACAACCGCGCCTTGGAACGCAGCTTCAAGCGCTTCTTCCATTACGATAACGGATTTACCGCGGCCCGACCGGCCATACCATGCGTACATGTTTCCGGAAAGATATCCGCCGATCGCTTCGTTAACAGTGTCGAATTTGCTCCGCCATATCTTAAAAGAAGTGCCGGATTTACGTGCGCGGTATTCCGTTAGAAACTGCTCTCCCGAAGTGGAAATATCAGCAATCTTCGGAACACTCGTTCGTGTTTTAATCTTAATCTCATTTGCACGTTCGGTCAAGCTATTAATGAAGGATTCTGTCGACATTTGGCCGAAGTCACGCTCTAGCTCCGGACTGTTCAACAATGCCGCCATTTCCCGCTTACCTGTCGCGTCTTTTAGCTGTCCCGCAAGGTACTCAAACGAGTCGGTAACCTCCGGAATGTACGTCACGTTTCGCACGTTTGCGACAAAGGTTGCGAGAGAAGGCGCAGCTCCACCGTTCTCCTTCGCGTACCCATCGATAAAGTCATACGCAGCTTGTTCGGCCGGCGTCGGGAAGTCCGATCGCTTGACGTTATATTTTACGAGAGCCTGCGTGGAGCCCGCGTCAATCAACTTAGATAGCAACTGCTGACCTGTAACCGCCATTGTAACTATACACCTCCTGTTTTACACTGCATGTTATATTACGTCAACCTGCGTTTAGGTCAAATTTCCCACCCACACCATTCGACACCAGTTCCATAAATCGTAAATAATTGGACACATTTAGGTAAAATAATCGTAAATATGTGAGCTGCATCACAGCGGTCAAGTCACAATTTGTCGAAGATGAACCGGTTTATTTATCCCCAACTCGCCCATACTCCCGAATGCTCCCTTTTTCGTTTTTACGCTCGTTTTAATCCGCGATGACTTATTCCGACAAACTCGCGCTCGATACAGAGATCGCGCATACGGTCGACGAGTCGCGGCTTCATTTCGCGAAACACCGTATTTAAGTCACGCAGCGGGATATTACTCGTATACACCGTGACCATTCCGTTAGTCACGCGATGATTAATAATCGTGTGTAGATCCCCGCGGAATCCTTCCGTCACATCACGTACTCCGATATCGTCAAGGACCGCAAAGGGTGCCGCCTCTGCTGCCGCCATCCATGCGTAATATTGGCGCGATGCTGGCTCCGCTACGTCTGCGGGCACCATTGGCCGGTTGAACTTGTTATACAGCGTCTGCCACGCGTTCACATCGAGGAAATATGCCGGTCGATCCAACGCTTGCCTGTTGCGCTGGATTGATCCGATATAGTGCCGCGTAATGTACTCCGTAAGGACTGCGCTTGCCGTCGTAGTCTTACCGGTGCCTGGCGAGTCGCTATAAAAGTACAGCGATTTGATCGGCTTCTCCGGATGCTCTTCGAATTGGCGCGCAAACGTAGGCACGTAGCCCTCTAGGACGCGGTATATGGCCGCCTGTTCTTCTCGTGCTGGCGAATTGGCGAGCGTTAAGCCACGATATCCTGACGGTAGGTTTGCCGCGCCTACACGTCCGCCTGCACCGTTTAAGCCGTGATTCGCGATGTATGATCCGCATAGCTTCGTACATTGCGCGCCATCTGCTAACGAACAGTGCTGCGCTAGTATGCAGTTTTTAGCGTTCGACAATTGCGTTCCTCCTTACTGTATCGCGTTTATAATTATCATGCGGATGATTTACGGCTATTTTTCGGATGATTTTCGTACGAAATTCGCTGGCCGCGTTAAAATAGATCGATTATCTCATCGTCACTCAACACGTTGTTATTCGAATTACTACCGCAATACTTCGCCTGTTTCGCAGCCCGTGCCTGTTCCGCAAGCACCTGCGGCATGATCCTCGGAAGAATATACGCGATCAGGAATCCCGCTGTCAATTGCGGATACTGTAGCGTCGGCCTATACTCGCGAAATGCTCGCGTGATTGTCTCGCGCAAGGCTTCCGGTCCGTATTGTGTTAGAGCCCGTTTGATTACGCCTTGCTCGAACGCCCAGCCGCGCAGAGGAATGTACGTCTCGACTCCGAATTGTTCGCGGTTGAGATCGATAACCATAGCGTGGACGGTCGGCGTGAGCCAGTGTTCGAGCGGAAGGCTGCGCCAGTCCTTGCGTTGGTCTGCGGTGATCTTTGGTTTTGGCGGTTTCTTAGTGCGTGGCATCTTCGCGTCCTCCTTTTACGTCGAATGTTGCGCAAAACTTTCCGTATTCGTACCTGTCTAATAGCTTCCGTTTCGTGCAGGACTTACATACGACCTCGTAGTGCATGTCGGGAGATTCGTTCCAGATGAATGCGTCAACGGTTCGCATATCCACTAGAAACCATTCGTGAATACAGACGGGCTCCTTCGGCTTTGAGGCTCGTTTTCTTAGTTTAAAGTCCCACATCAGCGGACACCTCCGTTGAAAGCCTTCGCACACAATCACGCGCGCCTCGAATAACGTAATCCGTTCCGCTAGACAGCCACGTTTGTTGCAGCCTTCCGTCATCTAGCGCGGATACTAGCGCCTTAAGCCAGCGGTGCGATTCCGTTACGTCATCGAATACGGGCGGCGACGACCCCAGCGCGTCCTTTGCGGTCTGTGCGCAAGTTGATCCACGCATATCAATTCCGCCGTATGTCGCGATCTGAGCAAGTACCGCACGTAACCGCACAACCTCCGCCTCAGCCGCGATTGCCCTACGAATAGATTCCGGCCAGCCTTCGCGAGACTCTGCGATGAACTTTGCGTCAGCTTCTTCCGGCCAATACTCCGCGTAGTTGGTTCCGTGCTTCGGCGCTTTTACAAGTTGCATGTTTCCGTGGAGCCCGCCGAATAACTGCCAAACATCTCCGGTTTCCTGCGCATGCCACGGTCCGGGCGTTGCTGCGTTACATAGCGCAAGGTCCGCGCTCAGATCCCGCTTCGTTTCCGTTGTCATCTCGTTGACACCTCCGTAGTATAAGTGGACTTGCACGTTTCCTTCAAAGCGCAAATTCGGGAATTTGGTGTTTCTGTGAGCAACGTTGAGACATACGTCAAGTCTCTTAAATGTTAGAAAAATTCTACACTTTGGCGAAAATTTTCTCCATGATGTAGAAAAAATCTAACTTTTCCGCTACTTTGGTGGTTTTATGCACATTAGCCGTTTTAATAAGAACTTTAAAATACTCCGTTATTCTCACGATTACTTAGTATTTCATTTTTCTTCCTTCGGTAGTTCTGATTATAAGCGGACAGGCGTATTTCCATCAAAGTTCAAATTCGGCGATTTAGGTAATACAATCTACAAAGTAGCTGAACATTTCGGATCGATTTGAGCCTTACTTACACTAGGCGTCTCCCTGATCCTTATAATGTTGCAGTTTTTACTGCAATGCTCTTTAATTCTCCCTTATTCTCGCTTTTACGCAACTTTAGAAAATTAGATTATCGAACACTA